GGTATTTCTGCGCTAAAAATGGAGTGGAAACCGAGGGCTGGTGGAAGTTTGCCGAGCCAAAGCTGACCGTGCCATTTGCTGATGTGACCGAGGATATTGTGATTGGCTGGGTGACCGCTGACATTGGCGCACAGGTTGAGGCCCGATTAGATGAACAAGCTGCGGCAGCCCCACGGGTGGTTGTCGCCCCCTGGTTGCCCCAGGTCTTTACACCGAGCATTTAATGGCACAAGTTGGCTTCACCCCTATTCAACTGTACTATTCCAGTACAACAACTAATGTGCCTACGGCTGGCAATCTTGCGGCTGGTGAATTGGCAATCAACATTACCGATGGCAAACTGTTTTACAAAGACAATGCCAATGCGGTTCAAGTTATTGCATGGAAAGTAACCCCCATAACTGCTGGCGGCACTGGTTTAACATCATGGACTGCGGGCGATCTTCCATACTATTTAACTGGCACAACACTGTCCAAATTAAGTATTGGAACGGCTTATTACCAATTGGGTGTAAATGCTGGCGGCACAGCACCAGCTTGGCAACCATCAGCCACTTCTGTATTAACAACGCAAGGTGATTTGCTTTACGCATCAGCTTCAAATACTTTGGCACGATTGGCTAAAAACACAACAGCCACTAGATATTTGTCAAATACGGGTGCAAGCAACAATCCAGCATGGGCGCAAATTGATTTGTCTAATGGCGTTACTGGTTCTTTACCAAATGCAAACTTAGCAAATTCAAGCATCACTATCAATGGGACATCTGTAAGTCTTGGTGGGTCTATTGATGTAAATAATAGTGGGCCAGCATTTTTGGCTTACCAAAACGCAAGTATCAGTATTGCGACAGCAACTTTTACAGTTTTGCCAATAAATACTGAAACATTTGATACAAATAATAATTTTGATACAACAACTTACAAATTTACCCCAAATGTTGCTGGCTATTATCAAATTAGTGCAGTAGCAAATTATTTTCCATTGGGCGGTGGAAATTGTTTTCTTTCAATTTTCAAGAATGGTTCTGAGTATTTGCGTGGCCCTGCTTACATTGATGTTGGTACGGGTTTCGGACTTAGCGTAAATGGAATTGTGTCAATGAATGGATCAACAGATTATTTAGAATTAAGAGTATTCCAAGCAACTGGCATAAATCAAACCTACAACCCAGGCGCAGGGTTATGCTATTTTGGCGGTTCAATTATTCGTAAGGGTTAAAAATGACTGTAAACATTTCTTATTTTGCAGGGGCTGGGTGGCAGTTTTTTGACAACAATGGCGTTCCTCTTACTGGTGGTTTGTTGTATTCATACATTGCTGGCACAACTACACCCGCAACAACTTACACAACCAGCACAGGATTGATTTCAAATTCAAATCCAATTGTTTTGGATTCGGCTGGTCGAGTTAATGAGGTTTGGTTAACTGCGGGAAGCACTTACAAATTTGTTTTGAAAACATCTGCTGGCGTTACCCTTGGAACGTATGACAACATTGTTGGCGTAAGCGATAATACTGCATTTGAAACAGATTTGGCAAATACTTCTGACCCCGCAAAAGGTGATGCGTTGGTCGGATTTCGACAATCTAATGTTTCTGGAAATTTAGCGGGTTCAGTTGGAAAAACTGTTCACCAAAAATTTCAAGAAATTGTCAGCGTAAAAGATTTTGGCGCTACTGGAGATGGTTCAACAAATGACACCACGGCAATTCAAGCGTGTGCTACATATTGCACTGCAAATAGTATTGCAATGTATATTCCCGCTGGCACATACAAAATAACGACCGCAATTGTGGCTAGTTGTTCAATTCGTGGTGATGGCCCTAAAGTTTCAATTATTAAAAACTACGGAACGGGTGATGCACTTAATTTAAGTGGGTCTAATTATTACACAACTTTTGAAAATTTTGGTGTAGATGGTTCTGGCAATGTTGCAAGCCGTGACGGCATCAGCTTGTACAACACAACTACCAGTTCAGGAAATACTGCCTATTGCCAATTTTTTAGAGTTTACTCAAACAACAACGGTAGACATGGTTTGTACCATCGATATGCTTGGGCTACAAGATATTCGCAGTGTATGTTTAATTATAATGCTGGCCTTGGGGTTTATGAAGATACAGAATTGGCTGATGCGGGAACAGCAAATTGCGTAACGTTTATCCAGTGCGACTCTCGCCATAACGGCGGCACGACTACAGGATTTGGCGGTGACTTTGGCGGAGTCAAAGTTAAGGGCGCCCAAGGTTTTTCTTGGATTGGCGGCATTATCGAAAGCAACAACGGTTATGGTGTTTATGTTGGCGATGTTGCTGGAGGCGTTGCGACTCGCCTTGTGCATTTCAAACAAACATATTTTGAATACAATGGATATGATGTTGCAAATGGTGCAAACTTCTATGTAACAGGCCCGTGGGCAAATTTTGTTGTTGAAGATTGCTGGATTGCTTACGGGACTACTGCTGGCAAAGTAAATACAGTTTATTACATTACCACTAGCCTTGATAACGGCAACTTTGTTGAGCGCAACAATACACTGAACAACGTTGGCACTGGAGGCACAAGCAACGTTTACGGCGGCACGCATCTGGCATTGCCACGGCCTGCTTTGGGGTCTGCGCCAACAGTTTACGCATATCAAGACACCACTACTACGTTAAGCGTTCCAACTTCAACATATACAAAAGTACCGTTAAACATTGAATCATGGGATAGTAATAACAACTATGACACAACACTTTATCGGTTTACGCCTACTGTTGCGGGGTATTACCGAATTAATGCCCGTTTAAATTATTTTCCTAGCGGCGGCACAAACTTTTTTGTATCAATTTATCAAAACGGAAGTGAAGTGTTTAGGGGAACAAATGTAATTAACGTTGCCGCTTCTGCTGGCACTGGTGTTGACTGCATGGTGTACGCCAACGGTTCAACAGATTATTTTGAGCTCTATGTTTTCCAAGCGTCTGGCTCAACACAAAGTTACACTCCTGGTTTTGCGCTTTGCGGAATGCAAATCGACTATGCACGCAACCCTTGAAAGGAAAAATCATGTCTCTTTACGACAAAATCGTTGCAATTTATCCTGAGTTAAAAGACGCGCCCGAAGTGTTTGCTAACGGCACTATCATTCTGCAAAATGATTCTGATGGAGAAGGTGATTATCTTGCAAAATGGGAACATAAAACGCTTGAAAAACCCACTGATGAACAATTGGCGTAATTGAATTTGAACTTTTAAGGCATAACATGACACAGCCAATTGACATCATCACCCGAGCAATGAAAGACATTGGCGCTGTCGCTGCTGGTGAAGTGCCAACGGCAGACGAGGCGCAAGATGGTCTGGATATGCTCAACGACATGATCGCCCAATGGTCGAATGAAAACATGATGGTTTTCTATCGGTCAGAGATCATTTTTCAGACCACGCAAAATCAAGTTCAGTACACCATTGGCCCAAGCGGTCAGATGGGGGCGACATTTACAGGGTCGATTGTTGGCACAACCTTGACTGTTCCCGCTAATGCTGTGACTGCGGGTGGCATCAACATTGGTCAGACACTATCAGGTACAGGCATCACATCGGGGACAAGGATTGTGGGCTTTACAACGGGCGCTGGCGGCAATGTAAACGAGGGCGGGACATATACCCTGTCCAGCAGTAATACCACGCCCACGCCAGCTTTCACGGGGTCTATCAGCGGCACAACTTTAACTGTTAGCGCCATTTCTGCTGGTTATTTGGGCATTGGTTCTGTCATTTCTGGAACTGGTGTCACCGTTGGAACTACGATCACAGCGTTTGTAAGTGCCTCTGGTGGCGTTGGGACTTATACCGTTTCGGTTTCCCAAACTGTTGGCAGCGTTGCCATGACGGGAACGATTACGCCTTTCCCAATTTCTGCCTACTATGAGCGTCCCTTAACGATTGAATCTGGTTTTGTGCGGGTTGCCACCATGCAGGGCGGGTCAAACATTGCGGGTGGGTACTTAGATTATCCCCTGTCAATTTTGAGTCTTGAAGAATACGAATCCATCGGCATCAAGCAATTGAACGGCCCGTGGGCAAAAGCAATTTACTGCCAGCCATCTGAACTGCTAGGGACAATTTATGTCTATCCAAACCCGTCACAGGGTGAATTGCACTTGTTCACTCAGACAATCTTTAGAGAATTTACTACGTTAAACGATACCATCCAACTTCCACAGGGCTACAACATGGCGTTGCGGTGGTGCTTGGCTGAACGTTTGTTGCCCATGTTTGGCAAGGTCAATCAGGTGCAGATTGCCATGATCAATGCTTATTCTGGTCAAGCTAAAGCCACGGTCAAGCGTACCAATATGCGCCCACCCCAGATTGCACGATACCCTGACAGCTTGATGGTTGGGAGGGCCAAGGATGCTGGCTTTATTATGGACGGCGGCTTCCGATGATTTATAAAAAAATCATGATGGGGGATTTAGATAATGCCTGATTTTGGTTTTGTCGGCACATCCTACGTTGCGCCATCCATCTACCAAGGTGACCAAGAGTGCATCAATTTCTTTGCTGAGATTGACACATCTAAGCAACCTGGGGACAGGGGGATTGTGGCGCTATATCCCACGCCTGGATTGGTGCAAGAAGTTCAACTACAAGCGGCAGAGGTGCGGGGTTTGCACACCATGTCAGGCGAAAACATCCTAATTGCCGTATCTGGGAATATTGTTTATCAGGTCAGCACGGCT